CTAAGGGTTACAAATGTAATGAAAGTCCTTTGAGTGAACATTGTAAAAAAGGTATTTGTGTGAAGAAAAAATTTGGAGTCTTGCGTGGTACAAAAGGTTCTTATCCTGCACTTACAAATCTAAAGAAAATAGATCTAGATCCAGAACCAGAATACGAATTCGATGTAACAAAACCAGATGGTATCAGTACAGCTACTGTACACTGTAGAACTGTAGAACATTTAAATGATCAACGTAAAAGAAGAAATGCAATATCAAAAGCTGCTGGATTCTTTCCACCATTAATTAAAGGTGAAGAAGAACAAGTTGTCATGGATGCATTATACACAACACAGAAAGTTGTGTTACCACCTGTAGGTACATCACCAAAAGAAAAACTACACGATGTATTACATGCAAAAATAAATGGACCTAAAGCTACAAGTGATGCTGCATTTAAAACTGGATCAGTATTGATTGAAGGCGACTATGCATACTTTAAGTTTGAAAAGTTTTACGACAAACTAAAAGCAAAGAACTGGAAGTACAGTGAAGATAAAACAGGACGTATGATGCAGGTTACATACCAGGATTGTGAAATAGAATTTTTAGAACAGAAAAGATATCCATCAAAAAAAGTTGGTGAGTACAACTCATCAACAAAAAATATAATACAGATCAATAGAAAAACTTTTGAAGAAGTACCTATCCATCACACTAAAACAAAACATAAGACGGACATACTATGATCAGTAGAAAATTATTCGGGCCTCCGGGAACGGGGAAGACAACCAAACTATTAAAGTATGTTAAAACATTTTTAAGACTAGGTACACCCGTAGATAAAATAGGTTACTTTGCGTTTACAAAGAAAGCTGCAAACGAAGCTATTGATAGAATGTTAGATGCATACCCAAGGTTTCAAAGAAAAGATTTAAAACATTTTAGAACCCTACACTCTTTGGCATTTACTCAATTAGGTATGAAGAAAGCTCAGGTTATGCAAGACGAACACTATGAAGATATAGGTAGGACTCTTGGTATTGAAGTTACAATTTACTCTCGTGGTGAAGAGAACACAGGTTTTATAAATTCCGATAGTGAATATTTTAATTTAATAAATGCAGCTAGAATAAAAAATATAACTGCAGAAGAAGAGTACAATACAGACATGTATTCACAAGATATGGACAAAAGATTAATACAAATTATTTCTGATGAAGTAGATAACTACAAACAATCATATGGTCTGATAGATTTTACTGATATGATCGAGAAATTTATTGTGTCCGGATTGTGTCCAAAATATGACGTAGCATTTATTGATGAAGCACAGGATTTATCACCGATACAGTGGAAAATGTTCAATATTATCAAGGAAAATAGCAAATATGTTATACTAGCAGGTGATGATGATCAAGCAATTTATGGTTGGGCAGGCGCAGATGTAAAAAAATTTCAGCAAGAAATTTCAAAGAAGGACATAATTTTGCCACAATCTTACAGAGTTCCACAACTCGTGCAAAGTCTTGCAGATAAAATTTTAAAACAAATACCAGATGATAGGAGAGTACAAAAAAGTTGGAGTGCTAGAAAAGAAGAGGGCACTGTAAATTATATTTATAGCACGGAAGATGCACCACTTGATCAGGGAACATGGTTAGTGTTAGCAAGATACAATGATAAATTAAATAGACTTAAACCTACACTAAAAGAACGTGGTATTTATTTTGAGTTTCAAGATCGTAAAAGTTATAAGATAACTTTGTTTAAAACAATTCTAAACTACACACGTTGGACCAAAGGAGATCAATTATCTTTAGCAGAAGTAAGAGATATATTTGAATATACTGGTACAGACACAGAAATTACAGAAGAAAGAATGTATGATTTAACAGAATTTGGATTTGATAAAGGTACACCATGGTACGATGTATTTCAATCAGACTACGAAGAATGTCTATATATCAGAGAGATGTTAAGTAATGGGGAAGAATTAAATAAACTTCCTAGAGTAAAATTATCTACGATACACTCAGCAAAAGGTGGTGAAGCTGATAATGTGTTGTTAATTTTAGATAATACTAAAACAATTAGAGACTCTATAGAAAAGAGTCCAGACAAACAAGATGAAGAACATAGAGTTTGGTATGTTGGAGTTACACGTACAAAACAAAATCTCTACGTCTTATCAGCAAAAAAGGAGGATCAAGGTTATGACATCGAAGGATTTATTTGATGACACTTTTCCGCAAGAAAAACAGATAGGCGGGAATCACTACAAATCATTTCATATTCAACCGTATGAATTTATTTCAAAAAATAATTTAAGTTTTTTTCAGGGGAACGTTGTGAAATATGTTTGTAGATATTTAAACAAGAATGGTATAGAAGATCTAGAAAAGATTAAGCATTATTGTGATTTAGAAATATTAAAGATGAAAGATTTAAATGGGAAGAAACATAATAAAAAGAAATATTAAAGTTGACGGCGTGGAATTTGATTTAGAAATTTATTTAAGATTAGAGACCAGTGGTTATTCTAATCGTCAAGATTTATGTTATGAGATTTTTCCAAAAGATTACAATGCAGCTCTATATGCTTTTAGTAATAAAGATAAATTAAATAAACTAATAGAAGATAAATATATTTATGAAAAAAGAAAAGTTTGATGGCAGATCAAGACCTTCTAACGATGTTTATCGTAAACGTTTTGATGAAATATTTGGTAAGAAAAACAAAACTTTACATGAAGAATTGATGGAAGGTTTTGAAGAAGAAAAGAAACAAAGAGAAGAGGACGAATGAAAATACCAAAGTTTGAAGCACCGACTGAATGGTTAAAGCCTACAGAATTTCCTGACTTACGTCATGTAGATGAAATAGCAATTGACTTAGAGACAAAAGATCCTGACCTAATTAAAAAAGGATCTGGTTCTGTTATAGGCAATGGTGATGTCATAGGTATCGCAGTTGCAACTAATCATTACAAAGGTTACTTTCCAATTGCTCACGAGGGTGGTGGTAATATGGATAGAACTAAAGTTTTATCTTGGTTGAAAGATGTACTAGAGGCGCCATCAACAAAAGTTTTTCACAATGCTATCTACGATGTATGTTGGCTACGGGCACTGGGTTTTAAAATAAATGGTAACATAGCCTGCACAATGATAGCGGCAGCTGTGACTGATGAAAATAGATTCAGGTATGATTTGAATAGTTTATCATGGCACTATCTTGGTTATGGTAAGAACGAAGCTGCACTTGCAGAAGCTGCAGCAGAATGGGGAATCAATCCTAAATCAGAAATGTACAAACTACCTTCAATGCATGTTGGTGCATACGCTGAACGCGATGCTGAAGTAACTCTTGGTCTTTGGCAGGAGATGAAAAAAGAAATTATCAACCAGGACCTAGAAGATATATTTGACCTGGAGTCTGATTTGTTTCCATGTCTTGTTGACATGAGATTCAAAGGTGTGCGTGTAGATGTAGAGCGTGCACACAATATGAAAAAAGAATTTAAGAAAGCAGAACAAGAACTGCTACACAAAATAAAAAAAGAAACGAATGTTGATACACAGATATGGGCAGCAAGATCTGTTGCAAATGTATTTGACATGCTGAGGTTAGAGTATCCAACAACAGATAAGACAGGTGCACCATCTTTTACTAAAAACTTTTTACAAGAACACGAGCACCCTGTTGTAAATATGATTGCACAGGCAAGAGAAATAAACAAAGCACACACAACATTCCTAGACTCTATTATAAGCTATGAGCATAATGGTAGAATACATGCAGAGATAAATCAGTTGCGTAATGCAGGTGGTGGTACGGTGACTGGTAGATTCTCTTACCAGAATCCTAACCTTCAGCAGATTCCAGCACGTAATAAAGACCTTGGACCTAAGATAAGGTCATTATTTATACCCGAGGAGGGCCATACATGGGGTTGTTTTGACTATTCTCAGCAGGAACCGAGGTTGGTAGTGCATTATGCGTCTTTATACAAATTACCATCCGTATATGACGTAATAGATGCCTATACAAACGACTCTAGCGCAGACTTTCACCAGACTGTGGCAGATATGGCTGATATACCTAGAACACAGGCTAAAACTATTAACCTAGGATTATTCTATGGTATGGGTAAAGGTAAACTTCAGGCAGAACTAGGGGTTACTAAAGAAAAAGCTGCAGAATTATTTAATACTTATCACTCACGTGTACCATTCGTAAAACAACTAATGGATAAAGCATCTAACAGAGCACAAGATCGTGGACAGATACGTACTTTGCTGGGTAGATTATGCAGGTTTCACCTGTGGGAACCTAACAGTTTCGGTATGCATAAAGCTATGACTCACGAAGATGCGTTGGCGGAACATGGACCGGGGATAAAAAGAGCTTACACATACAAAGCTTTAAATAAATTAATCCAGGGTTCAGCTGCTGATATGACTAAAAAAGCAATGCTAGAATTATACAAAGAAGGTATCATACCTCATATACAAGTACACGATGAACTGGATATATCTGTTCAAGATGAGGAACATGCTAAAAAGATCGTTGAAATTATGGAGGACGCTGTTAAATTAGAGGTCCCTAATAAAGTTGACTATGAGTATGGTGATAACTGGGGTGAAATACATGGGTAAATATTATGGCTTACTTAAATGCAAACATACCACCAACTTATGCACAGATAAGAAGGGAGTATTTATATGATCTTAAAAAACATCATGGAGAAGTTGAAGACTGCATTATCTTTGGTCTTAGCGCTCTTACAGGTCGTAGTATACTCTTCCATGCTATTATGGAAAACGGTGCAATATTTTATCGCTTACCAATTAGCGCGTTTATTCAAAAGGGATTTGAGGCACATGGAGTGCCCGCAAGACGACTTGATGAACTACAGCTCTGGAATTGTTTTAGTTATTATCCTGCTGTTAATCGTTGGGATATTTTAGACGGACAAGCCGGTAAATATATCGGAAAAGACAAGAAATGGCACCCTGGAAAATATTTATTTACAGTTGACTTTGCACATCCAGAGTCTAATATACTTGACACTGATCATTCAGAGATTCCGCACGAACATAAGTGCGCTCACATAATTGCCCTCGATGACGGTAATTTTGCAGCACAACCTAACAATAGATGTATATGGGACATACCTTCTTTTACTGTAAAAGATAATATCCCTGACTGGAAAGTGCAAACATCTGAATGGAACGTAGAAGATAGTAAA